GATCTAGGATCTATCTCGATACTCTGATCTGCAACTTTAACCTCTTTGATCTTATCTAGTTTTTGCATTTACGCTCCTTTTTTCACTCCTTTTATAACACCTTTATTCTTAGATGCATAGAATATCTTTTCACCCTTCTTTTTTCCGTACTGTTTTTTCATAGATTTCATAATTTTTTTACCTTTTTTGTTTAATGGCATTAATTATCCTCCATCATTACTTGTGCTTGCTGTATTCCAGACTTTGCAAGGCTAACTCCAGCTCTTAATTTTGATAAATCTTCGTTTTGTTCAAGCTTATCTTCAAAATTTTCTCTTGATTGTAGCAATCTTGCTCTTGCAAGCTCTTGTTGTGCTTCATCATTTTGTTTTTTACGTTCATTTTCCATAGCACGTAGGTCAACTTCTCTAGATTTTAGTTTTAACAATGGATCATTGTCGAATTGAGACGTAATTTTCTTCTCTTCCTTCATGTAATCTTCTGTCATTTCAGCAATCAACACTGCTTTTCTAGCTTCAATCTGTTGTGTCATCTGTTGTAGCATTTGTGCAGCTTGTGGATTCATTGGTGCTTGCTGTTGTAGTGACTGTAATTGCATCATTTGTTCTCTGAACTCTAATTGCACTTGTTCTTGAGCCATGATTGATATGTGTTCTAAAATATTTTTTTGTATTGCAGCCATAATCATAGGATTATTTCTAACCATATTTGTTGACATAAAATTTAAATGCGCTGTGATGTGTGCTCTGTGATCTTGACCAGGAAAAGCTTGGAAAGGTTTACCTGCCATTGCATTAATATGCTCGACACTTGGATCCATCGGTTGCACTGGAGCTGGTGGTGGTAGTATTTGGTTAATATCTTTAACACCAATTGCTTCATACATTTTTCTATACGCATTATACAAGTTATGTATTTGTGGATTTGATTGCGCTAGTTGTAATTCTGTTTGCGCCATCGTAATTCTTTGTGATTGTGAAAATATGTTTGGATCTGCAACAGGAATAATATCTATTCTGTCGTCAAAATCTATTTGCTTAATAGTTCTTGCACCACCAACAACATCATACGGATATTCTGCTGGTAGATATTGTGAAATAATTTTAGCAAGAATCTTAAATTCTTTTTTCATTGCTGCATACAATCGTTTGTGTATTGCAGACATGACTCTTGATCCACGTTCCAATAGCGCTATAGTTGTACCAACCGCTGCTGCTTGGTTTCCGTCTCCCACTTGCATATCTGCAATAGCAGCAAATCTTTGACCTGCGCCTACAACAATTCCCATCAACTGTAACAATGTCTGTGATGGTTCTTTGTAAGGTAAAGGAAAGAATGCGTCTCGTAAACTGCCCCCTGGAGCATCAACATCTTTAAACTCACCAGGTTGTATTGGTGATGCTTCGTCTCTAACTCTAACTCCTCGTTGTTTAAATCCTGCTGGTAAATTAGATAATGTACCTGCATCCAATAATTGACGGAGCGCAGCAGTTGCAGTTCTGCTTAGTCCGCCAATCATATGGATCAACCCAAAGCCATAAAATCCTAAACCTGGAAGAAATTTAAAATGAACGAAATATTGGATTTTATTTTTCTTTGGATCTTCTGGGGCATAGTTTCTTCTAATTGCCAAAACTTTTCTTGAACCTTCATCAACTGTTACAATGTAAGGTAATTTAATTCCTGTTGGTTCACCTTCACCATCTACTTCTTCAAAACCTTCTAAGTCTAAATTTACATGACACTCTAACAAAGTATATACAGGTTCTTGTTTACCTGTTTTCTTTGTGCCATCTAACTCTCTTTCTTTTTTATCTAATTCATCATTACTAGTAACACCTGGAGGTCCTAAATCTACATCAGAATAAAAACCATTAACTTGTTGTTTTCTTAAATCGTTTTCTGACATTTTTAATGAGTGGATGATTGATTCCGCATCGTCTAATGAGGTAGCCGTATACGGAACAATCAAATCCTCAGCGGGTATAAATTTAGACACCGCTCTTCCTAATAGCTGATCGTAGTAAACTTTTTTAAAAGTTGAACCAGCTAAGGGTAAATGGAAAAGCATTTGATCGAACTCAGGTTCGTACTCTTGCATTTGATCCATTAATATATAATTCATGTAATCTTTAACACGTTCTGATTGTTGTTCAACTTGTGGAGACTCGACTCCGATTACATCTGTTCTTACAGGTCCTTCTGCAGGAAGGAGTTCTTTATAAGCTTGTGCTTGAAACTGTGTGACTGCTTCAGCAAGTACAGGGTGTGTAGCACCACTTGCTCCTTGAAATGGTTCTGTTCTGTTTTCATATTTAAATCCTAATAAATCTAAACCTTGTATGTAAGATTGTTCCCAATCTTTTCTAGACATTTTATAATCCATGTAATTATTAACCATGTCGTTACCGAGTGGTTCTAAAACTTCATCTGGTAAAATATCTGCTAAGTTATCAAAATGATTCTCGGTTCCTGGAACATTGATTGCACCTGGTTCAAAGTCAATCGTTGCACCACCATCTTCTTCAGGTGTTACTTCTACAGGACCTTTTTCTTCTACTACTTCTTCTTCAACTACTTCTTCAGATGGAATTTCTATTTCTGTTCTGAGTTCGTTTGGAAGCGACTTGTCTATTTCTGCCATTTAATTTCTCCAGTCTGACTGTTTTAACTTGTTTTAACGGAACATTCAACCCCTGTGGGTTGGGTCCTCGTAATGGGGGTATTGTGGTCGTGAGCTTCTTTACCATTAATAATATACTCGTTGTTTCTGTTCTTTGATTTCATCCACATAATCTTCTGGATGTTCAATCAAACCACCTTGTCTAAATCTCATGATCGCTTGCGTGGTGGAGTCAACCAAGTCATCATGATCCCCATACGGAAAGGATGCACACTCTTCAATCACCTCTTCAGCAAACTTCTGTTTAGGAGCCCATATCATACCAGATTCAAATAAAGGTGCAACCGCATTTACACGGGCATGCTTATCATTTCCTTTAGATGGTGTAAAATTCATGACTGGGATATCCATCTTTCTAAGTTCGTATGTCAAAGGTAGACCAGATGCTTTTGCTTCGATGATTACTGTTTCGGGATTCCAGTACCGATATTGTTCTAACGCTACACGTCTAAGCTCTGGAAACTCATACCGACCTTTGATTGCATCTAACAATATTAAGTTTGCACCACTGTCTTCATTAGGATACCAAACTCCCCATGTCGTTATCGCACTGTAGTCTGCTGTTTCTTTTTTCAAGAACGCTGTATCATAACTTTGTATCACGTGATAAATCTGAGGAATATCTTCTCCTTCGTAATCTTGCCACCACTCACGTTTTAATATTGCACCTTCTTCAGATGTTGGTTGTTGCATCCATTGTGCATTCCATTTTGTTACAGGCAAAGCTGCTTTTACTTTTTCTAGTTCATCTAACTTCCAATACTCAGGCCACACTGGTTCGTCGTCCATGATCGCTGGAAACTCAACCACGTGCCACTGATCTGACTTTGCTTCTTTTTGATTTGCAACTAACGCTCCTGTTAAATCTTTTGTGCTCCATCTTGTCATTACTAAAATAATTTTACCACCAGGTTGTAAACGTTGTCGTGGTCCTGATGTATACCATTCGTATGCTCGCTCTAAAGATACTTTGGACATTGCATCTTGCTCTGAGTGTGGATCGTCAATGATCAGAAGATCTGCACCACGACCCGTGATTGCACCGCCAACACCAGCTGCAAAATATTCACCGCCTGCAGATGTTTCCCAACGTCCCGCTGCTTTAGAATCTTCTTGAAGTGCTGTCTTAAAAATTTTTCTATAATTTTCTGAGTCAATAAGATTCTTTGCCTTACGACCAAAACGAATTGCTAACTCTGCCGTGTGTGTTGCTTGAATAATCTTGAGCTTTGGATCACGGCCCACCATCCACGCTGGCAAAAGATAGGATGCAAATTCTGATTTGGTATGCCTAGGAGGCATATTGATTATCAAACGATTTATTTCACCTGTCGCCAATTTATTAAACTTATCTGCAATGTGCCTGTGGTGGGACCCCTCTACAAAATCTGGCCACACACATTTAACAAAAGATAGGAAGTCGTCTTTAGCCTTATTCTGTATCTTTTTTTCTGCATGCAACACTTGAAGTTGTTTGAAGGTCTTTCGTATATCTGCAGGTAAATTATTTATATCTATATTTTTTAAGTCCATTTGAAAAAATTTTTTGTAAAATTTTTTGCACCATCAAAGGTGTTCTTAATAAGTTTTTTACAGGGTCTGACAATATAAATCAAGCATATATATACATACATTAGGATCCCTATCTACGTAAAAGGGGGTATGGGGTTATTAATATTTATAAATTTATAAATCTAATGAGACCCCTATCAATAATGTGCTTTGCACTCTTAATCTTAAATAAATAGTACGCCTAAAGGCGTACTTTAAAATGTGGCAAATTTCAAACATAAAAAAACACGGCTCAGGAAACCTGAGCCGTGTTAATTAACTAACTAAAAAGATTTTTTAAACCTGAGCAACCTCAGGAAAATTAAACTCTAATTGATATGTATTTTCTGTAGTATCAATAATCGTATTACGATTATTAATTAAACTATTTTCAAAAAATGTATTAATCATTTTAAGGAATAATTCATTACCTTTATTTTTACCGTATAGATTAGTAAAAGACGCTTGAACCTTGAACCAATAAAAAGCAAGATTTGACCTATTTCTTTTGTGCTGCTTCTCATTTTTTAGAGGGATATATTCACAATCAAAAATAAAAGTCATTTTTTGATAATTGAATAATTTTCTCTTTCTTTTATTTATTGGTTTGTTTTGGTCGCTGTCTTGATCCTCAACATAAATATCAACCAATTCAAACGGCTTGTAGTGTCCCCAATTTCCCATAAGTTCTAAATTTGGAAAATTAAGATTTTTTTCTTTTTTATTGTCCATGTTTATTTTCTCACTTTCTGGGTTGACATTATCAAAATTAAATATATTGTCAAGCATAATAAAGGATAATATAAAAATAAAAAAGGACAATATGAAACAAACAATAAATGAATTTGATTTTAAAAACGAGTTTAAAAAGATAAGGCCTCAAAACTTTAGTTATGACGGCTTAACCGTTTTATACGATCATTTAATACAATATGAAGAAGACACGGATCAAGAACTGGAATTCGATCCAATCGCTTATTGCTGTGAGTATACAGAATTTGACAGCTTTAAAGACGTTCAACTCAATTATGATGTTAAAACGATTGAAGAACTAGAAGACAAAACAACCGTTTTGAAAATACCTAATTCTGAAAAATTAATAATTCAGAATTATTAAAGATCCTTGAGCCGTGCGCCATTGTTCACGGCTCAATTATTAGAGGGTCGTGGGGTTTATATAGAGCGTTTTGCCCCATTTGTTTAGAGTAATAAACGCGCTTGAAGACACTCTAAACCGACCCTCTAATAATTTAAGAAATTTTTATTTTTATTTTATTTTTTAAGGCACAAGCTAGAATTTTTATTTAACAATGCACAAGCGGTCATGGTTCATGGATCATGGACAAGCGATCTCAAAAAGTTTTGCGCGGTCAACGGCTCACGGCTTTTTGCAAGTAAATAACCCACGCGCAACGGCAAGATAAAAAGAAAAAATCTATTAAAAATATATATTAATCAATACTTATTTAATAAATAACTCTATTAATTTTTAAGGTTATTAACAGTCAGCGCAATAGTTCTCAAAGCTAGTATAATCAGCTCTTAAAGGTTTTAAACAACTGAAACAATAACCATAATAATTTTCTGGTTTACCGTCAATTATATGTGTTATTTTACATAATTGTCTTAAATCATTAACTTTCATTTTCTTTAATTCATCACGTTTAAAACCAAAATTATTTAACATAATAGCAATTTCTAATATTTCTTTTTTACTTATTAATCTTTTTTCAGTCATCATAAAAACCTACTATTTCTTTTAACTCTTCAAGCATATCACCGCTGTCATCTAGATCATCACGGCTTAACCCTAAATTAGACAACATATTATCTTCTTTTTGATCTTCAGTTATTTCTTTTTTATTTGTTTTTTTTAAGTCTTTTATATTCATCATATAACCTGGTTAATTCATAAACGCTACAATTAAAAACAAACATCGCTAATTGATCTCTCATATCTCGTTGTTGTTCTCGCGCTTTTTGTTTATTTTTATCAATGACTTCAAAATGTTCTTGTTTTAATTCAGTCATAGCTTGTCAACGTATGGATCTTTAAAAACTTGATTTTCTTTTATTATAGTTTTAGCGTTATCTTTTTGTTTTAATAACCATTTTTCTATTTCTTGCTTTGATTTTAATTTATTAGAAGCTAATTGACCTAAAAAATCATTAATAAAGTTTATTCTCGCATAACCTCTTAATTCATTTTCGCGTCTCATAGTCTCTTTAATAGTCTTTAAAATAACATCTTGATTTGCAAATGGGTTTAAGTCATTTTTCATATTAATTATGTCCTTTATAAGTTTATTTCTGTATATAGGGGATATTAATTTAATATCCCCTATTGTCAACTTGTTTATTTAGACGGCAATAATAAATTATTTGGAATATCAATTTTAATTCCTGCCGTTTGTAATTCATCTTTTAATGCTTCAACTACTGGTGTAATATGAGATCCAGTATGTAATATTAGATTACAACGTTCTCTTTTATGATCTAAAGCATTTAATATTTTATGCCTTTTTTTCATTGTTTTTTTACACTCTTCAAAACAAATATCTTTTAAGTGTTTCATAACATAGTCTATTGGATCACGTTTTGATACTACTATTCCATCAAAATTAATATCCGATCTTCTCACGCGGATTATATTTTTTATTTGATCGCTTAATTCATCAGCTATTTTTTGCGCTTCGTATTCGAATTGATCTTCAAGCTGTTTTTTCTTGTCCATAAAGTCTTTATATTTTTTAACTTTATTCTTAAAAACTGAAATTGATTTATCAAGTTTTAATAATTTAGGAAAATTTTTAAAATCTCGATCAGCTTGTTCTTGCGCGTCAATCTCAATTTCTGTTAATATATTGTCTTCTTGATCTTCTATTTTTTTTGAACAAAATGACTTATAAAAGTCAACATGATCTTTTCTTAATGGTTGCATTTGTTATCATCCTTTTTTGTTTTTAAATTATTAGAAAGCGAGTTAAGAAATTTTTTGCAATTCCTAACATAATTTTTTGATAAATATTTTTCATCAAAAATAAAATAATTTAAAAGGTTGTTTTTTTTACTTCTAACTTTCATAAATCCTTTAATATCCTATTGACAAATAGAAGTCAAGCCCTTATATACAAAATTGACAATTAATTGTTAAATTATTGTCCTTGCAATAGACCCTTATTGACTATGCAATTATGCAAAACGTTTAAATAGCTATTATTCAATAAGGGTTAGCAAAAAAGAAAGTATGAGATATAAATATAAAGAGCAAAAAAAATTATTAGGGTCTTCAACCTACAAAATGGAGAAATCAAGCGGTTATAATCATTTAAGCGAAATATTACACCTTGCACCCTCAAATATAGGGGGTGTTAATATATGTGCTAGTTCTAGCCCTGTATGTGTTGATTTATGTTTAAACACAAGCGGACGCGGACAAATGACAAGCGTTCAAAAATCTAGATTAAACAAAAAATATTATTTTCTAGCTGATAGGCAAAAATTTTTAAATCATTTAGACCGTGAGATTAAACTCTCAAGCGAACGAGCAAAAAGAAAAAAATTAAAATACACGGTACGATTGAACGGCACAAGCGATCTTCCTTTTGAACGTTATAAATTAGAGAACGGAAAAAATCTAATGGAAAATAATCCACAAGTACAATTTATAGATTATACAAAAATCAAAAATAGACTACTTCAAAAACTACCTAAAAATTACAGTTTAACTTACTCACAAGCGGAAAATAATTTAGAAGATGTTAAGCAAGTATTAAAGACACAATACAATATTGCAACGGTATTTAGAAAAAAACTACCTAAAAAATGGTTAGGGCGTAAGGTGATAAACGGTGATAAACACGATT